ATCTCCTGCGAATCCGCTGGCGACGTGAGCTTCGCGTAATGGTCAAGTGGCTCAAGGCTGACGTTTCAATCGGCGGCACGGCGCATCGCGCCATGGCCCGTTACGATGAACCGGCAGCGCCTCCGGCGGCGGTCGAATGGCCTGACCCGGTGGAGTTCAACGCGGCGGTCACCGTCAACGGCGGCACGCTCTACGCGGTCGATTGCCGGGCGCAGGCGCAGCGCTACGAGGTGACGCTCGCCGCCGCCCCGATCCTGCCGGCCGAGGAGCAGCCTGCCGCCCCGGCCCCGCAGCCAGAAGCGGTCTCGGCTGAACCGACACCCGCTCCGGCCGAACCCGCTCCGCAAGCATCAACCGATCAGGTGACCGACCATGGCACTGCAAACTAACCTCTGGGCGATCATCGACGCGACCGAAACAATCTCGGATGGCGCCGACACGGTGGTGACCGACCTTCCGAACAATGGCCCGTTCGTCTTTCTGGACAATGGCACCGGCAGCGGGCAGGCCGACACGATCTATTCTGCGGTCCGCACGCTTACCGCGTCCAGCAACGAAACGCTCGACTTGAATGCGCTCGTCGACGGTGTTGGCCGCACGCGCAACTTCGCCAAGGTCAAGGCGCTGCTGATCATGGCGTCGACGGCGAACACGAATAATGTCGTCGTCGGCAACGCGGCATCCGCTCAGTTCAAGGGGCCGATCTCGGTTGCGACCGCGACAGTGACCCTGCCGCCCGGCGGCGTCTATTTCATCGCGGCCCCGGTGTCGGGTTGGTCCAGCGCGGATGCGTCCTTCGATCAGTTGAAAATCGCCAACTCCGGCGCGGGCACGAGCGTCACCTACACAATCCAGATCATCGGCACCAGCGTATGACATCCACAGCCAACCCCGCGCGGGGTGAAGTCGAACTGAAGATTGGCGATGACACGTTCGTGCTCAAGGGCACGTTTGAAAGCATTGCCAAATTCCAGCGGGCGTCCGGCTTCATCGGGTATGCACCGCTCTGGAATGCCGTGTTGCAGATGGACGCGGGCGTGATGCTCGCCGGATTGCGCGAGTTTGCGATCTCCGGCCCGGTCGAAAAGCTGGGCACCATGGACCCGCGCACCCTGCTCAAGAACATGGCCGCCATCGGCGCTGCCGTGCGCCAGGCGCTCGAAGGGCCGGAGCCCGACGCGGGAAACGCAAGCGGCGCGGCGGCAGCGGAGAGCCAGAACTAGGCCTCTTTCCGTCGCGCCGATGGCTTGAGCTGGCCATGGGTGTCCTGTCGTGGACGCCCGACGAATTCTGGAATTCCACGCCTTACGAACTGCAAGCGGCACTGGACGGCTGGTCTGACGCTCACGGCGCCGGACCGCAGGCCGAACCGATGACGCTCGAAGAACTCGAAGAACTCTGCAAACTGTACCCGGACGATTGAAATGAGCGACACGAATCTCGAAAGGCTGGTCGCGTCGCTCGAACTGCGCACCGACAATTTCGAGAAGTCGCTTGCGAAGATCCGCGCCCAGTCATCGAAGCATACCGCCGAGATGGCCGGCGACTTCCACAAGCTGACGGAAGCGGTGATCGAAACCGGCAAGCGCGTCGGCGAAACCTTCGGCCTGACGCTCGGTGCGGCGGCGCTCTATGAAGCGCCGAAGCAGATCATGGAGATCGTCAAGTCGGTCGGCGAGCTGAAGACCGCCGCCGAAAAGGCTGGCGTCTCGATTGAAGAACTGCAGAAGCTGAACTTTGCCGCCATCGGCACCGGGCTTGGGCAAGACCAGCTCGTCGAAATGATGGGCCAATTCAACAAGCGGATTGGTGAGGCGGCAACCAAGGGTGGCGACCTCAAGAAGCTGCTGGACGCCAACGGCGTTGCGCTCCGCAACAGCAATGGCGAAATCCGTAGCGCATCCGATTTGCTGGGCGACGTCGCGGACCTAGTCAAGAACACCCGCAGCGACCAGGAAGCGACTGTCATCGCCACGATGGCCTTCGGCAAGGCGGGTGCCGACGTGCTGTCGTTCCTCCGGCAGGGCAAGGAAGAGATCAACGCGCAGAAGCAGGCGGCGCAGGAACTTGGCGCCGTCATCGGGTCGGATATCGTCAACAAGGCCGACGAATTCGACAAGCGCTGGTCGCAGTCTTGGGCAACATGGAAAGCCGAAGGCAAGGCGGCTATTTCCGAACTCGCCCTGGGCTATCTCGACTGGGCCGACAAGCAGATGCAGCCGAGCGCCGGGTTCACGCCGGGCCGCACGGTCAATGGCCAATTTGTTCCAGCCGATCAAACGGGGCTCATTCATCCGTTCGACGCGGGCCGTGTTGACCTGCCGGGTGGACTGGGACCGCGAACCGTCGTGCCAGGCCCGATGTTCGGGCCAAACCCCGCACCGGCCAACTGGAAATCCGCCTATGACCAGCAGGTCGAGGGCCTGCAGAAGCACATCGCGGCCATTCAGGCGGAGACAGCGGCTTACGGCCAGTCGGCGGGTGCCATCGCCCGCGCCAAGGCCGAGGCCGATGCTCTGGCGGCAATCAAGGCCAAGGATGGCGTTGTCACAGATGCTGAGGTCGAGGGCCTCAAGAAATACCTAGACCAGCTGCAGAAGGTCACCGACGCGCAGGAGGAAGCCGCCAAGCGCCAGAAGGCCATGGCCGATGCCTCGCAGGAATTGACGTCCGGCGCGCAGGATTTCGTGCATACGCTGATCGAGGGCGGTGACGCGCTCAAGAGCCTGCAACAGACGCTGCTCAAAATCCTCGAAAGCATCATCGACGCCAATCTGTTCGGCTCTGGCCCATTCGCCGGCCTGTTCGGCACGCAGGGCCAGAACGGCATGCCGGGCGGCGTGCTCGGCAACCTGATTTCCGGCCTGTTCCGGCCTGGCGCTGCGGCTCCGGCGAGCGCCGCTCCCAGTGCCGCCACCGCGCTTGCGCCGCTGGCTGCTCGAGCGGGCGGGCAGGTGTTCGGGCCGTTCCTGCCGCAGGGCGGAATTGAAACCGGCCCGCTTTCCAATGTCCGTATCGGCGGCAGCCGGTCATGGCGCAATAATAACCCCGGCAACATCGAATATGGGCCGTTTGCGATGGCCCACGGCGCAACCGGCTCGGATGGCCGCTTTGCGATCTTCCCCGACTATGCCTCGGGCCGCGCCGCTCAATCATCGCTGCTTTTCGACAGCCCTGCCTATCGAAATCTGACCCTCGGCCAGGCGATCAGCAAATGGGCGCCCGGCACCGAGAACAACGTTCCGGCCTATATCCGCGCCATGGGCGCCGACCCGTCGATGCGCATGTCGCAATTCACCGTGGCGCAGCGCGGCATGCTTCTGGACAACATGCAGGCGCACGAGGGCTGGACGGTTGGCCAATATTCGGCCCAGCTATCGACCAGCCTCCAGAAAATCCCCGCCGTCACCAGCGCCGCCGCCGGGCAATACGGCTCGAGCCTCGGCACGGCGCTGGCGTCGCTCATCCAGTCGCTGTTCAATGGCATCGGCGGCGGTGGTGGTGCAGGCGGCCTGTTCACGGCGGTCGGCGGTATCTTCACGGGTGGCGCTGGCGGCTCGGGCGGCGGCAGCGGCCTTGCACCCATGGCGCCGACGATCCGGGCACCGTCCATGAACTTCCCCGCGGCGCGGGCTGCGAACTCGAACCGCCCCATGGCCATGAGCGTCGTCGTCAACAATCACCATGCCGGGGCCGACATTTCGCAGCGCGTGACGGCCGGTCCCGATGGCGCGCCGCAGCTCGAACTGGCGGTGCGCGAGATCGATCGCCGCATGGCCACGAAATACGGCCTGACGCCGCAGGTCAGGCGGAGGGGCTGACATGCCGTCCGTCTCCTGGCCGTCCTCGCTGCCTTACAAGGCGCTGGCGGGCACGCATTCGTTCCAGCGCGAGCCTAACATCGTCGCCTTCAAGCCCGACGCGGGCGAGCCCATGCGCCGCCGCCGCTATCAGGGCAAGGCGACGACCGACAGCTTCGACATGATCCTGACGTCGGCGCAGAAGGACGCGCTGATGACCTTCTATGACGACACGCTGTCGCAGGGCACGCTGTCATTCACAGCGCCCCTGATCGACGGCGTGTCGCGCACATGGTGGTTTGACCCGGCAAATCCGCCAACCGCCGTCAACGTGCGGGGCGGCACGGCCTACAAGGTCAGCTTCCGCATGGGGTGCCGCCGGTGAGCATGTCATCGTCGATGGTGGCCTCGCTGCTGGCGCGGCAAAACACCACGGAAGTGCTTGTCGCGCTGCTGACCGTGACGCATGCGGACCTCCCGGCTCCGCTGCGGCTTTGCACCGGCATGGCGGGCGACGACATCGTGTCGGGCGGAAACACCTTCACTGCCGCGCCCTTCGACATCGGCTGGCCGAACGACGACGACCAGGTGCCGGTCGGCCAGCTCACGGCGATGAACGTCGACCGGGCCATTGGGCAGGCGCTGGAATCCATCAACGATCCGGCGGAAGTGACGCTGCAAGCCGTGCTGGCCTCGTCGCCCGACACGATAGAGCGCACCGCCGCCAAATTCCAGCTGCGCAACGCGCGGTGGAACGCGATCCAGCTCACGGCGGACATCACCCGCAACACGATCTCGACCGAGCCGTGCCCGAAATACCGGATCACGCCGCTGCATTTCGCCGCCCTGTTTCGATGAGGTGGATCGAGGCCTATCTGACGATCCCCTATGCGCTGCATGGCCGGGACCGGAAAGGCTGCGACTGCTGGGGCCTGACGCGGCTCGTGCTGGCCGAACAGGCAGGCCTCGTGTTGCCGATGCACGACACGGTCGCGGCGGCACGGTTCGACGCCAAGATTGCCGAGGAAGCCGAGCAATGGCTTCCGGTTTCACGTGAAGCGGCGCGCGCCTTCGATGTGGCGGTCATGTCGGACGGGCGCGGCGCCGAAATCCATATCGGCCTCGTGACGGCGCCGGGCTTTATCCTCCACACCGAGGAAGCGCGCGGCCCGATGCACCAGACCATGACGCACATTCACATTCGCTCGCGCATCCGCGGCCTCTATCGTCACAAGGACCTCGCATGACTGCCGTTTCGGTGCGGCCCCACATCCTGAAGGCGGGCGCGCGCCGGCACGAGATGGCGGACGGCCTGTCATTGGCCGAAATCGCCGCCAACGTGCCCGACCTGCCGCTCGGGTTCTTCGACGGGCTGGGCTGCATCCGCATCAACGGCCATATCATCCCCGAGGCGAACTGGCCCCGGGTGCGGCCCAAGGGCGGAACACCCGACCGGCCCGTCGTGGTCGAGCTCTACGTTATGCCGGCCAAGGGCTCGCAGCTCTTGCAGATCTTCGCCAGCGTGGCTCTGATCGGCGCGACCTGGGCTGCGACGTCCTTCCTCGGCCCGTTCGCGGGCGCTGTTGTCGGCATCGCCGGGCAGTTGCTGTTGAACGCGCTGTTTCCGCCTTCGAAACCGAAGCCGCCGAAAGACCCGATCAACGGCGGTTTCTCCGGCAACCCGTATCAGCCGCTCGAAATCCTGCCGACGGTGGCCGGCCGGCTGCGCGCACCGCCGCCGCCGCTGGCGCCCGCCTATACCTATCTCGACGGCGAGGACATCTATGTCGTGGCGGTCGTCGGCTATTGCGGCGACCTGCAGGTTCAGGATGTTTGGGTCAACGGCACCGACGTCAACGAGAACGAAGGCATTGTCGAATATTTCACGCAAGAGGCGACGGGCGGGCCAATAGCCTTCAACGGCGGAACTGAACCGCTGCAGACGGTGATCGAAGATCGCGCGGGTCTGCAGCTCACGGCACATCATGTCCAGAGCGACCATACCGACACGATCTATGATCAGTCGAACCCTGTCGCATCGCTTCCGAAGTGGCATTCGTTCCGCATGCGGGGTCCCGGCGATGAGGCGCGATTCCGGCTGGTCTGGCCGTCCGGCCTCGCCAATGTCGGGGCCGCCTCGCCATCGGCGCAGGCCATGCCAGTGCGCGTCCAGTTTCGGCGCGTGGGCGCGGCCGATTTCACCAATGGACCGGAATTCTGGTTTCAGGAGGACAACCAGAAGGCCGAGCAGGTAAGGCAGCAAATCCGCTTCGTCTGGGTTACACCGCCGGTGCAGGATCACAGCGAATTGTGGTCGAACAGTCAGAATTTCGCATGGGGTGCGCTCTATTGGGCCGCTGCGTTCCAAGGCTCTGGCCACTCTGGAAATCGCGAATACCAGGCCGATGCTTACTTCAAATCGCCCGGCAACGGCATAGCTGACAGGTTTGTCGCCAACCATGTGACGCGCGATGAAAACGGCTTCACGGTGTATCTCGATCCGTCGGTGTTTCCCCAGGGCGAATACGAGTTCCGGATCAAGCGCGGGCTGGCCTGTGATCGCGGCGATTTCAATCCGGACACCTACAATTATCAGGGCTCCATCTCCAACGGGATCTTCTTCGACTACATCCTGTCCGGCGGAACGGCCAAGGTGAGGTCCGACCAGAGCCGTAAGGTGTCTACGGTCAGCGTCGAAAGCTTTTCGACCTGGGACTACACCTATCCGCTTCCGGCCCAGACCGACGTGCCCCTGTCGCTGGTCGCGATCAAGGCGAAGAACGTGCAGATCGGCTCGATTTCCGCGCTGTTCACCAGCCGGGCCTATCTCTGGAACGGGGCGGACTGGTCAACTTACGGAACAACGCAAAATCCGGCGGCGCTCTATCGTTTCCTGCGCACGTCAAACATGATCACCGATCCTCTCGATCCATCGGTTCTGGACGATACCGCACTTGAGAACTGGTACACGTTCTGTGCCGCCAATGGCCTCGCCTGCGGCGCCATCGTTGCGGATGGGCTGGACCGGGTGCTGGCGACAATCTGCACGGCGGGATGGGCCTTCACGCGTGAGAGCGAGACGGCGGGCGTCGTGTGGGAATATGACCGCAGCGCGCAGGCGCCGGTGCAGGTGTTCACGCCGCTGAACTCCGCCAATTTCCAGATGGGCAAGCCGTTCGATCTGCTGCCGCACGCGATCTATGCCGAGTTCCAGAACGAGGATAAGGACTACCAAAAAGATACGCGCGTCATCTATGGCGACAGCTACGACGCGACCACGGCCACGCGCTTCGAAACGATCACTTATGACTCGATCACTAATGCCGACCTGATTGACCTTCGCGCACAGCTCGACTGGCGGCAACTTTATTACCGGCAATCGCAAGCCACTATAGAAATAGCCGCCGAAAACCTGATGAGCCAGCGCGGCGATCTCGTGGCGCTTGCGCATGACGTAATCACCGGTCCATATGCCTATGGGATCGTGGATCGCGTGCTGATCAATGTTGCCGGCACGAATGTCCTTGGTCTTCGGTTGCAAGCGCCGCTGGACCTCAATCAGTTCAACGGAGCCGCCCTTGGAGTGGCTATCCGATACACGGACGGGACCATTGTTGAAAAGGCCATCATCGAGACGACGGACAGTCAAACGGTCACATTTTCACCGTCATTCGCGGTCCCCGCCTCAGGCCTTCTCACCGAGGATTGTCTCGTCACGGCGGGCGTCATCGCGCAGAAATATCAACGCATGTTGATCTTCGATATCAAGCGAGCGCCTGACTGGAAGGCGAGTCTCGTGTTGGTCGGTGAAGCGCCGGAAATCCATGCCGGCGCCGTCGCACCGGGCGGCAGGCTGACGCTAGACTTCTCAAAACCGTACAATTCACAATACGTTGGGCTTATCTGATGGCTGACAATATCAGTGTGAAGGATGCGACTGGCGCGACACAGACTGTTCGCATGAAAGACGTATCCGGCGTCAAGGTATCGCTGAACATCCTTTCAGACCAGACGGGATCGCCAATCATCAACGAGCAGACGGCGGCGGGGTCGATCCCCGTGGCCCTCCCGACTGACCAGGCCTTGCGCGGCCGCGGCATGATTTTGGCCTCGGACAATTTCACGAGGCCTGCGGACACCACGACCTACGCCGCGAACGACACGGTGGCGAACAGCACCGTGGCCGGCAGCGTGACGCCCCTGACCTTCGTTGCCGCCCGCTACAATGGCGGTTCTGGCTTCATCACGGGCGCGCGCATCTCGAAGACGACCAATGTCACGACAAACGCGCAGTTCCGGCTGCACATCTTCGACGCCGCGCCAACCATGGCCTCTGGTGACAATGCCGCTCTGAGCTGTTCCGGCATCAACAACTGGATCGGCTCGATCGACATCGCCGTGGGCCAGGCCTTCACCGATGGCGCGGCTGGTCGTGCGGCGGGATCGAGCCCCGCCATCATGTTCGACAAGTCCAGCGGGACGAACCTCTACGGCATCCTGCAGGCGCTCGCCGCCTACGGTCCTGGCAATGCCGAAGTATTCACCGTGGCCCTCGAAATCGAGCAGTCGTGACGCCATGCCCTACATCAACACCGACTGGAAAGACGAAGTGATCGAATTCATCGACACCGATGGCTCGACCATTTCAACGGCGGCGTGGACCTGCGAAATGCACATTCGCACCAGGCCGGGCGCCACGCCTGCCACGCTCATCCTGAAGACCGACGACAACACGCTTCTTGTCGGCCAGGCAACCGACAGCGGCAGCGACAACGGCATTTCGCCGAATGTCGCTGCGGCGGCGATGACCATGACGCCCGGCCTCTATCAGTGGGATTTGAAACGCACGGACGGCGGCCGCAACGAGTGGGTGATCGGCGGCACCGTTGAATTCGACCAGCCCATTACAGTGATTGGCCTCACATGAGCGGTTCAGCCTTGCAGACCAAACCGAAGTCTGTTCTTTCGGTGCGGCGGAGCTATTCCGGATACCAGCAATACCCGGTCAACACGACCCTGCAGCAGCCGGTCGCGGCGGTGCGCGGGCCGCGTGGCAACGGTATTGGCTATTATACCGATCTGACTTGGCTGCCGACCGACGGCAGCGACCAGTCCGCCACCATCCAGGCGGCGCTCAATGCGCTAGCCGCGACGGGCGGCGCGGTGATTCTGCCTTATGGAACTGTTGGGCTTTTATCAAAACTGCTCATTTCATCGTCACACGTCGCGCTGATAGGCAGCGGCGGCGATCGTCATCATGCCGTTGGCAATCTCGGCGCACTCGCTGGAACCAAACTGACGTGGCTCGGCTCTCCTGGCGGAACAATGGTGCAAGTCGCTTCGACATCGGGCGCCGGCAATAGCAAGATCGTCGGAAGCGGAGTGCGCGGCATCGTCCTTGATGCAAATGGAAGCGCAGGAATAGGCCTTCAGGTGCTTTCAGCCAACGATGGCAAATATGAAGACGTTGGCTTCATAGGCTTTTCGACGGCATGCTTAGACCTTGATGTTGTTTCCGCGCTCAGTGACCCGCGCGACACGCAAGGCAATGAGTTTGACCGATTCCACTTCGACCAGATTAGCGCATCTGGTGCATGTGTCCGTATGGGCTCATCGAATGCCGGTGCAAATCCCTCGGAGAACCTATTCAAGAACTTCGCCATGTCTACAAAGGATGGCGACGGCTGGGTACTCAACAACTGCGATAGCAATGTCATCTTGCATTTCCAGCTGAACTGCTCTGGTTCTGGCAACACCATTGTCTTCAATGGCTC